TAAAACAAACCAAGATTAATTGTCTTAGCTTGTTTACGAGGTATATCTGCCATTTCAGCAACCATTGTATGAAAGTCCATATTGGGATCAGTATTGTAAGCATCTACAAACTCTTCTACCCCTCTTAACTCAATTCTTCGATAATTACCGACCGTCTTGGCATAATGCACCAAGATGCGTGGTTCTTGTTGAGAAAAGTCAATACTTGCCCACTCTTCTCCCTCTTCAGGTAAAAACAGTCCTCGTATCATCGGACCCAATTCAGGATCACGAGCTGGAATCTGTTGTAGATTAGGATTATTCATAGAGATTCTACCTGACACAGTACCCCCTGCTTCTGAACGCAGTTGGTTAATATGCCCATGAATACGCCCATCTTTAGATACATACTTTAAGATTGACCCAATAAATGTGCCTTGTGTCTTATTGTAGTTTCGTGCTTGTAAAATAAGTTTAGGTAATTGATGTGAGTGTTCACTTAAAAAAGACTTGGTAAAACTTGGTGAGCCTTTTTCTGTCTTTGGGTACGGTAGGTTTAATTTATCAAACGCTTTAGCAATCGATTGAGATGCCCATACTTCTACATCATTACCCACCAATGTTTTAATTTGTTTCATTGATTCTTTTTCTTTTTTCAGTAGTAATTGTTTGGATCGCTCAACCTGATCTAAATCTACTCGAATACCCTTTTTTGTCATTTGCACTAATAAAGGTAATAAAGATGTTTCTAATTCCCAAATCGTCCAAATGTCCTCTCTATTCATCAACACTTGAAAATGTTTCCATAAATCAAGGGCTAACACAGCATCCATTTCAGCATATGGTCCAACATACATACTCGGCAGTTTCCATAATTCTGCTTTTGGATCAACTCCAAAGCTTTGTGATGCTTCGACTAACGTCTTTTCACTCTTGGTTTTTCCAAGATAATCATAGGCTAAAGCATTTAGACTGTAACTATATCTGTTTTCATCTAACAGACTGGCTGTTATCATGGTATCTATGATGCGTCCATTGACGGTAAATCCTTCAGAAAGTAACCAACCAAGGTCGTATTGTGCGTTGTGCATAATCTTATCTGCTTGGGATTCGAACACTTTTCTTAACCACTTGGAAACGATACGTTTATCTAAATTACCCCCACCCAAATGACCAGTCGGTATGTAGCCTTTCCAACCCTCGGTAGCAATAGCATACCCAACAACTTCTCCATTTTCAGTAGCCCACCCGGGACCTAATGTTTTAATGTCAGGGTCTCTTGTTTCCAAGTCAATTGCTATTTCTTTTGCATCAGATAAATCAGGTAAATGGTGTGGTACAGCCCACTCCGAATCAGGATTAAATATTGCAAACTGTAATTTATTATTCTTTTCTTCTGTCATATTATGTATCCCTTATGAACATCTTGTGGCTCGACTAGGTATAAATTCTCTTTTGTTCGAGTAACTCCAACATAAAACACCCTATGTAAATCATCTGTGTTCTGTTGCATTGCTGCAGTTGATAAATCGGTAAACAGCACGACATTATCTGCTTCACCACCTTTTGACCCATGAATCGTGGACATCTTAATACGAGGTTTGGCATTAAACTTCTCGCCTGAACGCAATAGTGCCGTGATATAGGCTCTATCCACATCAGGTATTCTATCCATCGCTTGATGCCATATCTCTTCTCGTTTAGCTAACAGTCCATGCTGTTTTACTAAAAGGTCAAAGGTAAAGACCTCATCAAGATTATCAGGTAAAGGTTTTAGTTTCTTACACCCCCTAGCGATCTTAACATTGTTACCAGTCATGTAGCTATAGATTGTCTCGGCTGTTTTTAAATCAACTGTATTACCGTGTCGTAGTCTCTCCCAACCATTTACAGCGATTGATAGTTTTTCAGGAATAGATCGTGCATTGTTTCTCTCAAACAGTAAACCTTTTGTTTTTAATTCATCTACCAACGGATTCATCATATAGTTAGCTTGAGTAAGAATGAGCCAAGAGCCGTTAGACATATCTAGATTGGACATATCTACGATTCGGTCAACCTTACCTTTTTGCTGTCGTGGTAGATAAGTTTTAGGAAACCTATTTGAAATTCTTTTTACAATTTTATCTGCCAAACTATGAACAGAGTGTGGTATTCTGTAAGATTGCTGTAAGACTTCTGCATCACCATCAAGGTGAATAAAATGATTGTAATCAGCACCCGCCCATAAATAAATAGCTTGGTCGTCATCTCCTGCACAATACATTTTCTTTGAGTGAGCATCGAGCTTGTGAGCAATATCCCATTGCATTGGGGATAAGTCTTGAGCTTCATCCAACATACAAAGATCAAATTCAGGACATGAATCTTTCTCCTTAACAAACATCTCCAACATATCGGTATAGTCTAGTAAACCATTGACTTCTTTAAACTTTTGGTAACTTCTAGCAACATAATCTACTTCAAACCAAGTGTGTTGCAGTTGAGATTGATTGTATTCTTTTCTCAAATCTGTCTTCTTTAGTCTTGATAAATTAATCAAAGCAAGAATAGGATGGTCACTTGCAACGGAACCAAGGGTATCATCGTGTTCTGACAGTACGGAACCTTGCAGTTCAATCCCAACTTTAGATGACAAATCGGCATAATGACCTCGTGACATAATCTGTTCTGACCGAATACTTAAAGACCTATATGCTAAAGAGTGAAGAGTTCTAAAATAAATTAAATCTTCTTTTGGATCTAATCCAAATCGTCTAGCTGCTCTTTCTTTTGCTTCGTTTGCAGCCTTACGAGTAAAAGCTAGAAATGCAATCTTCTGTGGATTCATACCACTAGCTAAAGCTTTATCCACCATATCAAGTAAACTCGATGTTTTACCTGTACCCGGTGGTCCGAATATTCTAAACATTAGAACGGAACCTCACTCTCATCTCCACCTAAATCAGGTGTATCAATAACTATATTTCTGTTACCAAATGCAGGGAGTTCCCACACTCGAACAGCTTTGTTTTTTATGTTTATCTGCGTAGCCTTGCCATTTGCTTCTCTTAATCTTTGGGCAATCTTATGTGACTTGTATTCAAAAAACTTATTTTGTCGTAAAAAGTTTTCAAAGTCTTTTAACCTAAAGAATGTCGTATTTGCATCAGAATCAGTATAGGGTCTTTTCAGTAGAATCTCTTCACGATTAGTAGCTTGTTGAAAGCTAGTGCAAAACTCTTCTAAATAATCATAGAATTGACCCGACACGGATGCGTCTTGACTTACTTCAATAACGGAACCCTCGGTCGTATTCATCTCATTTAACAAAAAATTAATTCGAGATTCCCAACTTTGTTTCCCAACAGATCGTGGCATATAATTTAATTGATCGATACAACATTTTTGAAATGCAGTTTGGCTCATCAAAGCTTCGGTATCAAGTTCTAATGGTTTGCCGTCAATATCTAAAAACCAAATCGGTGGTTGAGAATTGTACTTACGAAGATTCGCTATGCGTGATCCTGAAAGCACGGGGTCTATACCGTATTTTCTTGTTCGACATAAGTCTTGATTACAATAATCCTTGATCGGTGCATCCTTACATTTGTAAGCATAATCTTTTTTCTCTAGCTGTTTAGCAACAAGATTTACCTCATTCAAGGGTAGAGGTGGGTCTACATAGTCCATATTGTATCGTTGAATATCTGTTTCCCATGTATCTGCTTTTGCCTTACGCAAGTAAACACCAAGATTAAATAAACCATTATTTCTACCACCTTCACCTATTTTTGATTTACATAAACTTTGTAAACACGGTGGTCCGTCTTTAAGTGGTATAGATACTTCAGGTTTATCTAAAGTAATGGCTTGAATTTGTTCGGGGGTTTGAACATACTTATCATATAGTTCAAAAAATTGGTCTAATGTCGCAGCCGAGCCATCATCCAAAAAAGCATAACGTAAACCATCCTCGGCATCAAAGTAAGGTAGGTTTAACCAATTTCCTACATCACCTCTCTCTAAATTTAATGTAATTTGTTTGGGAAATATTTCACAACCACCGTAGCCAAGATTCGCTGCAATGTATTTTAGTTTGTCTTGCATGTCTTTAGCTGACATCCAATCCTTACAGAACAAGAACACATGAGCACCACCTGATTTTGAACGACACATTACAAGTGGTAGTTCAACCTCTCGAATCTTATCAAGTAGTTTTTTGTGGTCAAGTGGATATTCATCAATATCGATGCAACCCCATTTACATTGGCTATCTTCGTTGATTGGAACAATTCCAATTGCCATGCCTTTGCCTGACAAATGTCCTTCCCAAACTTTTTTTGTTCTTTCCTTATTTACAAGGGTAGCCTTACCGACATGCTTTCCATTGGTGTTTGCCTTTTCAATCTTGTAAACACCGTATGCCTTATCTAGCCCTGCAAATATACTACTAAACTTTTCAACAGACATAATCGTACCTTTTCATAAAATAAAGCGGGGGAGCGTGTGAGATCGGAGTGAGGTGTGCTCCCCCTAGTTAGGCTTTTGACCTAACTAAAACGGTACGTTATCGTCTTTTTCTGAAGATTCCTCTTCACGAGTGTGCTTGACTTCAACTTCACCCTTGTTGATAGATTCAGCAAATGCTTTAGCCTGATTATACAGATTAGCACTTTCAATTTGTGAGTCAAGAGAAATATCCCAACCATGCCAAGAACCTTTTGAGTTCTCTTCTGAAACAGTTTTCAGATTATACACATAAGCAAACCTTGGTGGCTGAAAAGAAGAGCCATCTTTCTTTGTCATAACACGACTTTGAATCATTGAGTTCCATTTTCTTGACTTCTTCAATTGTGTTGACTTCATTGCAATGAGAGCCGTGGACGATGTTCCATCATCCTTAAATACCACAACATAGTGTTGGTGAGTATCCTCAACGTAATGCCCTGAACCGTCAGTCAAATACTCCCTATTATCTTCTTTAGACCTTTCAGTCTTTGGTAGAGTATCCACTCTTGGGTCAAAAATATTAACAGGAGCACCTGTGCCCTGACCTCTTGGAGCCCACTCAATCAATCTTCTTTGATAAGCACATGGAACAACTTTAACTCCTTCCTTACCTTTAAATATATCACCAGTGACAGTATTATAAATGTCCCCAGCTTTTGCATTTTCTAGATCATCAAGCAAGGGGTCTTGCCTTGATAATACTTTAAGAAACGGTAAAGCTAAATCTTCCATTCCTACATTTTCAAGACCCTTACCTTGGTCTTGCTCAAACATTGCTTCATCGATTACTGCAACGGCAGTTTGTTTTTTCTCAGCGACTTGTGAATTTTTACTCATTTTACTCTCCCTATTTTTTAGATTTTTTTATTTCTGCTTTATATCCAATATAAGCACCAAACAGTTCCATGGGAAACTCATCCCCACCCTCAACTCTTTCTTTAATAAAAGCTTTTAAAGTTTGTGGATGTACTTCTGTCTTTTGGACAGGAGTGTAACCAGCTTGTTCTGCTATATCCATAAAGTTCTTAGCAGCATTATCTTCACCCTTACCAAAAGCAGTCGTAACTGTGTTTTTGATAATGTCATCAAACTTATTTTGTCTGAGCCAATTAAAAGCTTTTTCTTTGTTTGCTTGAGAAATACTTCCTGCATATATCTCTTTGACATTTACAGATGAGCCATCTTCAAGTTCAAACTTCTTAATACCAATCTCTTGCATCAACATTGGGAGTTCTTCGTTTTGTAAATTACGAAGTTCTTCCTTTTGTTTCTTCAAATCTTCTTCGGTATTAGCTATTTGTTGCTCTTGACTCTGAATTTTTTCTGCTAATTCAGCTATTGTTTTGAGACCTGCGTTATCGGTGCTGAGAGATTTTTTGCTCTCGATTGCTGAATCTTCAGCCATTTCATCTAATAATCTTGACATATTAGTCCTTTCTTCGTGGTTCGTGATTAAAGTTGATTTCTTGTCAACTTAGTGCTATCATATGCGAATAAATGAGAGTTGTCAAATAGTTTTTTGGAGAAAAATGTATAAATACAAAACCAAACCGTATGAGCACCAAGAAAAGATTTTTGCAGACTCATGGTGTCGTAAGTATTTTGGGCTTTTCATGGAGATGGGTACAGGAAAATCCAAGGTAGCAATCGACACTATGGGTAGGCTTTTTTTAGAAGATAAAATAAAAGCTTGTTTAATTTTAGCACCAAAAGGGGTGTTTGATAATTGGGTTATGAATGAAATACCAAGGCATCTACCGTCAGATATCAATGTCAAGGTAGTGCGTTGGCAAACCAATCATACTAAAACTTTTATGTCTGATTTGGAAAAATTAATATTACCAGACATGCAAGAAAACAATACTTTACAAGTATTTGTTATGAATGTTGAAGGACTAAGCACGACAAAAGCTTTTAATTTTGCAAAACTATTTTTGAATAAAAATCCAGATTCAATGATGATTGTTGATGAAAGCACTACAATAAAGAATCGGTCAGCAAAAAGAACAAAGAATGTGGTTGAATTGGGTAGATTGGCTTTATTTAGAAGAATACTTACAGGCTTTCCTGTGACTCAATCACCGTTAGACTTATACAGTCAGTCGGAGTTCTTATCAGACAGTATGTTAGGGTACTCATCGTTTTACTCTTTTCAAAATAGATACGCTCAGCTGATAAATAGAACTATGGGACAAAGACAGTTTAGACAAGTTGTAGGTTATCAAAATATAGAAGAACTTAGTAATAAGGTTGGAGATTTTTCTTACCGTGTTTTGAAAAAAGATTGTTTAGACCTACCAAGTAAAGTTTATCTTAGGCGAGAAGTAGAACTCACACCAGAACAGAAAAAGGTTTATCAAGAAATTAAAAAAGACGCTATCTCATTATTAGAGAACAACGAAATAGTAAGCGTAAGCTCTGTGCTAACACAGATTTTAAGATTACACCAAGTTTCGTGTGGCTTCGTAAAACATGACGAAGGAGAAGAAATAGAGATTAAAAATAAAAGAGTTGATGAATTATTAGATATCCTACAAGAACTACAAGGTAAAACAATTATATGGGCTAATTACCAATACGATATAAAAAGAATCTTACGAGTATTACAAGATACAGTTGGTAGTGATTTAGTCGCTTCGTATTACGGAGAAACACCAGATGAAGAAAGACAGCCTACTATAAATGAGTTTCAAAACCCTGATTCACAGTTACAGTATTTAGTTAGTAACGTACAAACAGGCGGCTATGGTATAACTTTGACACAGGCGAAGAATGTTATTTATTATTCTAATAATTATGATTTAGAAAAACGTTTACAATCTGAAGATCGTGCACATAGGATAGGTCAAGAAAATAAAGTTACCTATATCGATATTGTAGCTAAAGATACTGTAGACGAAAAAATAGTAAAAGCTTTACGTAAAAAGCTGAATCTAGCTCAAGAAGTTTTAGGTGACGATAAATGGAAAGATTGGATAGGTTAAGACCTATTGAATAAATTTGCTCTCTCCATAAAGATATTTTTGTTTCTTCTACCTGTTTGAGTCAGCGGCATATCTTTATCAGACATTGTTCTACCCTCTTGACCTTTCATGATCATATTACGCACACCGTCTGCATCTAATTCTTTACCCTCTGCTGCCATAATAGGTTTTCTACCAGAAGCCATTAACATAGCTTTTGCATCGTCTAACATTGATATAGCTTGTTGTACATCACCCTGTGTTCTTTGTACTACAGCTTGTGCTAATGCGGCTGAATCACCGCCTGATCCAGCCGCCATCTCTGGTTCCTCAGGGGTCATTGCTACATCTGAGGGAATGGGTGGCATCGTCTGTCTCCTTGGTTGACTAGGGGGTTGCATAGGGACATCAGATCTTCCACCTGATACTAATATTTCTTTTAATTGTTCAATACCTTGTTTCATATTTTATTTGGTCTAAAACTGTTTCTAAAAGACTCTGCTAGTGTATCGTCATTAGACATTCCTAGCAACTCCATTACGCCTTTATTTAAACTATTATCTAACCTACCAAACTCTTCTGGTTTCATAGGAGCTCTAAATGTGCTGTCATTTCTAGGCATCTCAAACGGTGCTACAGGTGTGCCCTCATCTAAACCGAAAGATTTACGTTGATTTTGAATTAAATTAGCTAATGGATTGTTTGGTTTTTGTAAAGGAGTTATCTCACCGAATTGTTGTTTTTGTATTTCTCTATCGTTAGACTCACCTTCTTTTATAAAATCTATTAAAAACTCTACGATATCGCCTTCGTATTGATTAGAAGCAGAATTTTTTAAGTTTCTAATTATGTCTATTATTCCATTCATTATAACAAACCAGCGTCTAGTAATTGTTCTATTGTATAGTCTAAACCATATTGTTGTATTGATCTTTCTAATAATTCTTCACTAAATGTATCTGCTCTTTCTCTCATCTGTTTTTTATCTGGGTCATAGTTTTTTGATTGATCACCTACATCATTAACTACAGCCGAATGGTGTGTTTGTGCTAATTTTAAAAACTCGTTAAATCCTTTTCTAGTTTTCAGACCATCAGTGAATGCTCTAAATAATTCTGGATCACGTATAAGTTCGCTTACGAATTGTGAGTTCCTGTCTGCAATTAAGTTTTCCCCTGCTGTAATTCTTCTACCTGTTTGTGTTAAAGGCGGAATAAAAAATCGTTTTAAATAATTAATTTGTGGGTTTGATATGTTATCTTCGATTTGTTTCCTTAAACCAGCAGGTCCTGATGTTAAATCACCATTTACTCTTATACCAATATCTCTTAACACTTTCATGTTTTTTAAAAACTCGTCTGCTTCATTACCAAGTAATTTACCAAAAGTACCATCAAAACTTAAAGCATCACCCATGCCGTCAGCAAAACCTTGATTCAAAAAGTTATTTAATTTAAATACGTCAAACTCACCATCGCTTGAAATACGTTGAAAAATATATTTTTTTGTAGCTTGAGCTATTTCATCTTGTAAAATTTTATTATCTTTAGGGTCACCTAATTTCAATAAACCTAAAACAAAATCTATATCTGTAGCTACTTCTCCAGCAGCTCGAGCAGTCTCACCTGTGCCTAATATATTACTTACGATATTGTAAGGAGTGCCCTCACCGTAAGTTTTGTTTAAGATGTTTATTTGTTGATTATAAACTTGTAATGGCTCTAATATTTGTTCATTGAAGTTTTTAAAACTAGGAAACAGTTTATTAAATTGATCTTCATCAAATATTTCTCTTAATACGCTTTGTTTTTCATCTACGAATTGTCTATATTTTTCTGCTCTTTTTAAAGAGTTGCCTACAGATTCATCAAAAAAGTTTTTTTGCATATAATCTATAATATCGTTACGTATTACTTTTAAATCATCTAGATTATCAGTAACCTTTAAAAACTCTACAAAATCTTTTACTTTTGTATTAGTTGTTGCACCAGGAATGTTTTGATTAAATAAATA